AAAAGGAAGTCCTGAGGGAGTATTTAAAAAATAAGCGGAAGGACGGAAATGGGTAATCTTAGGGTAAAAATAATTGACAGACGATACAATATCTACTACCTTTGTTAATGAAAGGAATTTCCAGTGGCTGATCACCATTTGCTAATTGAAACAAAAATTGAGAATAAAGTTGCGGAACTAAACGACTATCTTCATTCTAACGAAATAGCCACAAATTCATCATTTGAATTAATTTACAAAATTAAAAATATAGGAGATAAGAAGTTTCCGGGCGGCAAAATAGCGAAAATTGCAGTGATATTATTCCCGGAACGTGTAACTTACTCTTGGTCTTTTGACCCACCGTTAGAAATTCCAGAAATCGTGGAAGGAACATCAGTAACCCAATCACAAACACTGGAATCTTCCCCATCAGGTATTTTTAGCTTTGCGTTTGAAATATTACCGAACAAAAAAGGGGAAATTTTATATTATAAGGATCCTTCAGAACAGGGGAGCAGCGACAGATACAAATCCTCCCTCTATACTGCGGTAGATAGACGACAAGTTGAAATAGCTGCACTATTGCACCAAATACTCAATAATTTAAAAAAGGAATGAGCTATGCAAAACACAGGTAAGAATAAACCGACGGTAAGGGTCACTAGGGTAGAAAGAGTAACTACGATGGAAGCTGAGCTCCCAAACATACCTTATAAGCATTTTGCATACGTAGCGGAGATTAAGCAAAAGGAGGTCTTACTGAAGTATCTTTATCTTCCTTTTTGGATAACCCTAGATGGTATTTTGGTCTTTCTTGCAGCAATTCTTGCTCTTTTAGGGGCTTGGTACTTATTCTCAGGATTTATTTTTTTTATTGGATTTTCTACGTATACTGTCTACAGGTCAAAAAAACAATTGAAGAAAATCGGGGAAGAACTCTCAGCCTCTGTTAGCCCACCATCCTTGGAGCAGCCCACTGAGATGGAACTAGAAGAAAAGCAAAATAGAGGGACAAAACCGCTATGACGCGACCACCATGGTCTATTCAATTGGTTGGTGAAGTCTTAGGCGGAATGTTTATTCTAGTGTTAATTGCCCTTCCTAGCAAGATAGAAATACGGATACAGGCTTTATGCTTTTTAGTAGAAGATTGCCAAAAGACTCTCACCGCGGGGTGGAACGGTCCTTTATTGGTAGTCTGTTTTGTTTTCTTTGGGGCTGTTCTTTGGTTATCTACCCTTCCTAAACAATAGATTGTACATATTTTTAATCTCTCTAGGCTGCCAGAAAAAGGAGTTGACTGTTGACTTTATTCTGCTATCATCATAGTGGCTCTGTGGCGTTTGGTTATAAATCATCCAGGTAGCCCCTGGTTACTAGATGGGTCAAGAAAATGGGCTTTATGGAAGCTCGGTGGAAGAGCGCTCACGCCGTGAGAGGCTCCGTTCGATTCGGAGAAGATAAAGTCCAAGTAGGTTCGAATCCTGCCAGAGCCGCTTGACTTTTCAGATTTATTTTGTATAATGTAGTTGAATAATACGAACATAGACGAACACTAACACGACAACTAGGAAAACCGAAAAAAGGAGGGTTTTCTCAGTTGTCGTTTTTTATTGAAATAATAGCACGTCAAGTTGTGTCGATATAGGTGCTCTGCTTTCTGAGGCTGATCCCGATCTTTGGTCTCCGGTAACAGCGGGCAACCGGTAGCCGCCGGAGCAGAATGTAGAGCACCACGAAATAATAAAGGGCCGCCCCAAGAAAATGCCCGCCACGGCGACTCTCTTGTTTGGGATAGGCAGCCCGTTTTAATTATAGCCATTCTAGGAGAATGTCAAGGGAGGAAAAAATGGATTTTGTTATGGGTCTTTTGCTTGGTGCAACGGCAATGAGCATTATGGGGGCTTTTGTAAGATTAATAAATTTATAGAAAGGATCAAACAACAAGATTAAAAATCAGGCGGGAAGGAATTGCTGACTGCTAGCAGGGAAGGGAATATGAGCGAGGAAAGCGGAAAGACCCATAAAGACGACTATAAAAAGAAGCAGCGGATAAAAATCCAAGATCGCTGGGTGAAGAAGAACCTGCCGGGGCCACTGGGACTGAACCGCAAGGGCAGGAGGGAGCTGGCCAAGAGGATAAGGCGGGGGAGATGACGAACTGGAGGACTAAGCGCAGGAGCGACCGGGAAGCGCAAGAGGAATACTTTGAGGATCACCCTTATTGCGAGGTCTGTCTGACTGAGGGGAGAGGCAGGCGTCCTGCAGATGATGTACACGAGATCTTATACAGATCACAGGGGGGGAAGTGTGTTCCGGAGAATATGATTTCGGTCTGCAGGCCAGACCACGATAGGGCGCATTTTTTGAGGAAACCGTATTTCGGTGCAAACTTGAGGAAAGAGGACTTATTGAGGATAAAGGAGGGAGAAGTTGCCGGAGTGGTACACGTTTAAATGCCGTATGCCGAAGGCGGCGCTGGATGTTTTGGAGGCGGAGCTGGAGAGGGTCAAACTGTTGGCCCATATTAACGAGGACCTCCCGGACGATGTACAGGACGGGTTGGCACTAGAAATGATAACGGCCAATTCAGTGGCTACGCCTGATGAGTCGGTGGTGTAGATGGAGATAAAGCGGATGAAACTGGCTGACATAAAACCTGCTCATTATAACCCCCGCAAGGATTTAAAACCGGGGGATTCCGAATATGAGAAAATGAAGCGGAGCATTGACGAGTTTGACTGTGTGGAGCCGCTGGTGTGGAACAAGAGGATCCGGAGATTGGTCGGGGGCCACCAGAGGCTAAAGATCCTTAAGGAAAAAGGTATTGACGTGTTCGAAGTCTCGGTTGTGGATTTGGATGAGAAGAGAGAAAGGGCTCTCAACGTGGCCCTTAATAAAATACAGGGGGATTGGGACTTCACCAAGCTGGCCGACCTGATGGTGGAGCTGGATGACGGAGAATTCGACCTGGAGCTGACGGGGTTCGACACGGAGGAGATCCAGGGGATAATGGAGTGGTATCCCAAGGACGGGAAGACAGATGAGAAGGAAGTTGATGAGAACATCGGGACGAAAAACAAGTGCCCGAAGTGCGGGTATGAGTGGTGAGCCGACCGTTGTCTCCGTTTTCGCGGGATGCGGGGGGTCGTCGCTTGGATACAGGCGGGCGGGATTCAGGGAGCTTTTGGCAATAGACTGGGACGGTAACGCCGTTGGGACCTTCAAGCTGAACTTTCCCGGTGTCCCCGTGTGGAAAAGGGATATCAAGAAAGTCCGGGGAAAGGAGATCCTGGAGTTTTGCTCTTTGAGAAAGGGGGAGCTTGACCTGCTGGACGGAAGCCCTCCATGCCAGGGATATTCAACGGCTGGTAAGCGACAAGTGGTAGATTCCCGAAATGATCTGTTTCTGGAGAATATCAGGCTTATCGGGGAGCTGGAACCGAAAGTCTTTTTGATAGAGAACGTTCCGGGGATGATAAGGGGAATAATGAAGGGGCTGTTCAAGCAGTACATGGGGATGCTGAAGGTGCTGCCTTATAGGATGAAGTGCAAGCTGATGAACGCGAAGTATTACGGAGTGCCGCAGTCGAGGCGGCGGCTTATATGGATCGGAGTCCGTCGAAGATTGGGAATCAAGCCTGACTATCCTGAACCCCGTCCAGCCGTCATAACCGTGGGGAAGGCGTTAAACGGGGTACTGAACGGCAATGAAGAACTTGAATATTTCAACCGGATACGGAACTCGAAGATCTACGGAAGGATACGCCTGATGAGGCAGGGGCAGCATTACACGGATGTGAAGCCGACATGGCATTACAGCGGTTATGTTTTCAAGCGTAATTTCCTGTATAAGCCCTCCTTCACACTGTGCAGGATACAGTCTTACTCGAGTAGCGACGGGCTGTTGCATCCCACGGAGAACAGGAAGCACACGGTCAGCGAGGTGAAGAGGCTCTCCTCGTTTCCCGACGGCTTCAGTCTGGCGGGGAATTTCGTGGAGCAGTGGGGACAGGTGGCGAACGCGGTCCCTCCAGGAATGATAGAGGTTATAGCGAGGCATGTCAGAGACAGGATTTTATCTTCTGTAGGCAATAATTGAGCTCTTTGTCAACTTGGTGTTCCCAGAGCCGGATGACGGCCCAGCCCAGTCGCCGGAGCTGCCTGGTCTGCTTCCTGTCCCGCTTCCTGTTCGTCCTGACCTTGTCCTTCCAGAACTTCCGGTTGGACTTCGGGGGCCGGTAGCATTCGGGGCACCCGTGCCAGAAGCAGCCGTCCACGAATACGGCGAGCCTCTGTTTGGGGAATACGATGTCAGGCTTCCCGGGGAGGCCATTGAAGTGGATCCGGTATCTGATGCCTTGGCGCCAGAGGGCTTTCCTGAGGATGAGTTCGGGTTTTGTGTCGTTTGACCGGATCCTCGACATGATCCAGCTTCTCCTCTCTTTGGTCACGGTATCCATGATATTTACATTATATCATATTTTTCGCAAGTGTGAGCCCCCCTTGCGGGGCTGAGGGAACGAGATGAAGAGCAGTCTTAATATCCAGCAGCGCAAATTCATTGACAACCTTTTTGAGGGCATGAGCCAGAGGAAGGCGTATATAGGAGCGGGTTATACAAGAAAAACGGCTGATCAGGGTGCCTGTCAGATATTGAGAAATAGTAAGATTCAACAGGAAATCACTAGGCGGCTGGCCGATATAGACAAGAGGAATAGAATACGTCTGGGCCGGATCAGCGAGACCGCCTTGGCGAGACTGCTTAATATAATAAAGGATGATGAGGCTGAGGACAAGGTGAAGCTCGACGCCATCAAGGACGCTCTCGATCGGGCGGGGCTGAAGCCGGTGGAAAGATTCGAGCATAGCGGCGGCGTGAAGATCGATATTGACTTAGTGGATAACGATGAACATTCAGGCGAAAGTTAACAAGAAGACATTCCTGTTCCTTGAAAACACGGAAAAGAGGATCAACGTTCTCTGGGGCGGGGCGGGTTCGGGGAAGTCCTATGCGATAGCCCAGTTCCTCATTCTGAGGAAGCTATACAAGGAGAGCGACAAGAGAATCCTGGTCGTGAGGAAGACCCTTCCGGCTCTCAGGATCACGGCGTATCAGCTGGTTCTCGACCACTTGGAGCAGTACCACCTCCCCTTCAGGCTCAACCGGACCGAGATGACTGTCTCGGTCAACAGCAACAAGATGCTCTTCAAGAGCTTGGACGACCCGGAGAAGATAAAGTCCTATGAGGGCAACTATCTTTGGATCGAGGAGGCGACCGAGATCACCCACAGGGACTTCATGCAGCTCAACCTCCGGCTGCGGCGGCATACTGACGGGATCAACCAGATGTTCCTGTCCTTCAACCCGATCGACGAGTTCCACTGGCTCAAGACGGAACTGCTCGACAAGAGGCAGGGGGACATGGCCGACCACTGGAGCACCCACAGGGACAACCCGTTTCTCGATCCCAGGTACATAGAGGAGCTGGAGCGCCTGAAGGAAGAGGACGAGAACTACTACCGCATTTATACCCTGGGCAAGTGGGGGGTTCTCAAGAACATCATCTATTCCAATTATGAGATCATTGACAAGTTCCCTGAGAGCTTCGATGAGGTTATCTACGGCCTTGATTTCGGGTTCAACAATCCGACCGCCCTCATAGAAATAGGAATGAAAGACGTCGAGTATTATGAAAAGGAACTCCTCTATAAGACCGGCTTGACCAATGACGATCTTATAGGAGAGCTTGAAAATCTGGTTGAAGACAGGACTTCCGAGATATATGCCGATTCTGCCGAACCGGCGAGGATAGAGGAAATCGAGAGGGCAGGGTTTAACATTCACCCATCCGACAAGGATGTTAAGGCGGGGATCGACTTCGTCAAGAGGCATAAGACGTATATACACAGGGACAGCGTAAATCTCATTAGTGAAAAGAAATCATACAAGTATAAAGAGGATAGAAATGGCAACGTCCTGGAGGAACCAGTGAAGTTCCGCAACCATGCTATGGATGCGGAGAGGTATGCTCTTTACACACACAGCAAGATAGTAGAACCGGATATTTTTGTGATCGAGTGAGTGAGGTGAGTAAAAATAGGTATTCTGAACAAGATAGCTAACTTTTTCTACACCCGCAAGTCGGCCAATATGGGCTGGGTGGACTACTCCGCCTGGGGGCCGGGCGAGTCTAAGATCCAGCCCACGGACTTCGACCGCCAGGTGGGCGCCTACCGGGACACGGTCTTCAGCTGCGTGAACATCAACGCCACCGCCATGGCCGGAGTGCCCCTGAGGCTGTACGTGGCCAAGGGGAGCAAGGAGAAGACTTTCAGGCTGACCGAGACGAGGCCGGTGGGCAAGCAGCAGAGGGACTACCTCTTCTCCGAGGCCTCGCTGCAGCCCTATCTGAGGAAGGCGGTGGACATAGAGGAGGTAATCGACCATCCGTTCTTCGACCTCATGAGGAACGTCAACGGGTTCAACAACCAGTTCGACCTGAAGGAGCTGACGACCATATTCCTCGAGCTCACGGGCAACGGCTACTGGTATCTGCCCAGGAACGGGCTGGGGGTCCCCTCCGAGGTGTGGGTGCTATACTCGCAGTGGATGAGGGTCATCCCGGACCCGGAGGAGTTCATAAAGGGGTACCTCCTGGAGAGGGGGATGAAGAGCGTCAGGTTCGAGGAGTCCGAGGTCGTCCATTTCAAGTACCCCTCGCCGTCCAGCGAGTTCTACGGGATGGGGCCGCTGATGGGGGCGGCCAGCGCCTATAACCTCGAGAAGGACATGACCGACTACGAGAAGGCCATGTTCGAGAACATGGGGAGGCCCGACATTGCCTTATTGTCCAAGACGGGGGGACTGGAAAAGAAGGATAAGAGGGACAGGCTGACAGAGATGTGGAGGAGCGCCTATGGCGGGCCCAAGAAGACGGGGAAAGTCGCTGTTTTGCAGGGGGACCTGGAGGTCAAGGAGTTCGGCTTCGCACCCCGGGAGATGAGCTACCTTGCGGGTAGAAAGAAAAGCAAGGAGCAGATAGCCAACGCATTCGGGGTCCCGATGTCCATGCTCACGACCGAGGCGGTGAACTTGGCCAACGCAAAGGCGGGAAACTACCAGCACGCCAAGAACGCAATACTTCCCCGGTGCCGGAGATTCGAGGAGAAGCTGAACGAGAAGCTCCTGCCCATGTATGACGAGAAGCTGTTCTGCGCCTTCGACAACCCCGTCCCCGAGGATGTGGAGCTTAAACTAAAGGAGAGAGAAAGCAATCTCAGGACCGGCTATTCCAGTATAAACCAGGAGCGCCAGAGGGACGGGCAGGAGGAGGTGCCTTGGGGCGAGGTTCCCCTTTTGCCGATGAATCTCATGCCGATTAGTTCCAGCAAGCAATTTGATAGTTTAATTAAGGATGTCGCCGAGGAGATAGTTGACAATCTGACGGAAAATGGACGCAAGTCTGACGAGAAACCTGATGAGAAACTCCGCGAGCGCAAATGGCAGATCTTCATAAGGCGGCAGTTGCCATATGAACGCAAATTCATCACCAAACTTAAAGAACTATTTAATGAGCAGGAGAAGGAAGTCCTCGCCAATATGAAGCGCTCCCCCAAGTCCGTCAAGGCGGGCTGGGAAGAGGACTGGTTGTTCAATGAGGCGGACTGGGTCAAGCGGTTCGGCAAGGAGGGCAAGCCCTTCATCGGCGGGGTTATGGAGGCAGTAGGGAGAGCTGAGCTTGCCGACCTTGCGGTAGGGATTGATTTCGATATAGATAATCCCAGGGCGCAAAGATGGCTGGGGATGAGATTAGAGCAGTATTCAAAAGATGTCAACGACACGACCCTCAAGGCCCTGAAAGGAACCTTGAGAGAGGGAGTGGCGGCTGGCGAGAGTATCCCTGATTTGAGAAAGCGGGTTCAGGGAGTTTTTGACGGGTGCAGCAGATACAGGGCGCAGATGATTTCGAGAACTGAGACCATAACGGCTTCAGGGCAGGGGAGCCTGGAGGCATACAGGCAAAGCGGAGTGGTGGAGAAAAAGGAATGGCTGACTGCCCCCGATGCTTGTGATATATGCCTAGCTAATGAGGCAGATGGTCCGATTGGATTGGAAGAGAAATTTAGCAGTGGAGATAGCACGCCTACTGCCCATCCGAATTGTAAATGTGCTCTATTGCCAGTGGTTGAAGTATGATCATGCCGATTTTGATTGAGTAAAAGGAGCGTAATATGCATGCTGAAAAATGTCCAATATGCAATGGAGATGGAGTAACTTTTCCTAGAGATGAAGGACATTACAGCATAGGATACAAAGTGACATGCTACGGATGTGGCGGTTTAGGCTGGGTGCAAGTTGCTGATGAATTTTCCTGTGAGTTATCCGAATATTATGCGCAAAAAATAACAGATGGAATTTTATAGGAGATGATGACAAATGATTAAGGACTTAGTGACAGAGCGGCTCAAGCTCAAGGATTTGTACCCCGAGAGGGCGGAGGTCCTGGCGAAAGAGCACGACATCGACATTGAGGACCTGGAGCTTGTGAGGAAAGGTATCGTGGCCGAGAAGGCCGAGGTGGACAAGGACGAGCGGGCGGTGACCAGCTACATCAACACGGCCACCAAGGACAGGGACAACGAGATAATGGAGCCCGAGGGAGTCATTCTGACTCATTACAGGAAAAACCCTGTTGTTCCTTATGGACACGACTATCGGGGTCTTCCTGTGGGCAAGAACATTTGGATAAAGAAAGACAAAAAGGGATTGATGGCCAAGACTGTTTTTCTCAAGCATCAACTCGCCGATGATGTCTACCGCCTCTATTCCGAGGATGTGGCAGGGACTGGCCCGGCGATGAAGGGGTGGAGCGTCGGGTTCATTCCGCTCAAATGGGAAAGGCCCAATGGCAAAGAGAGAGAATCCAAGGAAGGAGAAGCAGACACAGGGACCAGGCGGATCTACAAAAAATGGGAATTGGTTGAATATTCGGCGGTGATGATCCCCTCCAACCGTGAAGCCCTGACCGAGATGGTGGAGAAGGGGCTGATAACCTCGGAGAAGCTGAGGAAGGACATAGGGGAGTTTATCGAGATAGAAGAGGACGGAACGCCAGATTTATACACTAATAAAGAGGGCACATTAGTTACACAGGAAGAAATACTTGAGGAATGGATTAAAAAGGAAGTCGTTACCAAGCCCGAGGAGACGGAGGAATACATCCGGCTCCCGGCGAAAGGCGAGGAGGGCAAGCATAAAGGGCATAAAATCCGCTGGATCACCGTGAGCAAGAAGGAGGGCATAAAGGGTATCTACTGCATAGACTGCAAGAAGATAATCACCTTCGTGTTCGACAAGAACCCTCCCTACAACTGGACGATGAAGCGTGCGTTGAAGTGGATGAAGGAGCACGGGAAGGACATCAAGGTTGAAGCCATAAAAGCATACGGCAAAGAGCTCGTTTTTATCACTGAGGGGAACAGAACACTTGATTTTATTCCGCCCGAGGAAGTTGAACTCTCAGAAGAACAAATAGAAGAAATGGGATTTACGGTGACCAAAGCAGAGGACAAGAAGGAAGAGGACAAGCTGAATAAGGAGCGCACGATATGGCTTTTCGGCTCGATAAGCGCCGGGACCGCGCAGAGCATCTGCAACCAGCTATTCCGGTACGACAAGCTCGACTCCGAGAAGCCCATAAAGCTGATCATCGGCTCATACGGCGGAGAGGTCTATTCCAGCTTCGCCATAATCGACGCTATGGAATACATAAAGGCCCCCGTGGAGACGATAGGACTGGGCATGGTGATGAGCGGGGGGCTTCTGATCTTCATGGCCGGGGACAACAGGAAGATCAGCCAGAACGCTTCCGTCTTGTCCCACCGGTTCTTCAGCATCAACTGGGGAAGCCAGGCGGAACTGGAAGCCGACAGGGTCGAGGACGACGCGATCCACAACAGGATGATAGAGCACTACATAAAGTTCACCAAGCTGAAGACCAAAGAAGAGGTGTTGGAAAAGCTCCTCCAGCCGACGAACGTCTGGCTGACAGCAGCGCAGGCCATCGAATACGAGATAGCCGATGAGTTCGTGGACAATGATTGGCTCTCTGAATTAGAGGGGAAAGCAAAATACGACTGCGAGTGCATCGAGTGCGGACACAAGCTGACCTCCGACAAGCACTGCAAAGATATTAAGTGTCCCAAGTGCGGAGGGCAGATGAGAAGGGTGGAAAGGCCAGGGCCAGGCCAGGAATCACTGGACGGGGAGGTGATTGAGTTGGAAGAGAACGAAATCAAAAGAGCGACTCCTCATGTCGCACTGCCCCTAATGCCAGAGAAAGAAAGATGGAATCCCGGCGATGTGCCAGATAGCAAGATCATAGAGGCTATTTTGGGGCGCGACCCCGCCGATGGGGAATGGACAGATCAGATGAACGCTAATGCCAAAAAGGTAAATGTCTGGTGGGATGGCAAGGGTGGAAAGATAGATGCTTTCAAATTGAAGATAGGGCGGCGTGTTCCTATTACCGATAAGAGCGGGCCGCTAAAATATAATTGGAGACAAACCGCAAGCCGAATGGCGATTTTGATGGGAGCCAGAGGTGGCGTAGATATTCCAGAGGGGCAGAGAAAGGGTTGCTATGACAGGCTGGTTAAAGTCTACAAAATGTTTGACAAGGAGCCTCCCGAGTTCAGGGAATATACGGAGGAGGAGCTGAAATATATCAAGGCTGGAATTGATGGCACAGCTATGGAATACCTTGAGGCCACCAGTCGAAATGAAGATCCAGGACTTTGGAATTTGGAGAGAGAATGGGCTGACACAGTATTTGCTCTTTGGGAAAAGAAAGAACTATTAAAAGAACCCAAAACTGAGAAGCTGATACAGAGAATTGAGATACTTGCCGACGAGATTAAGTCCCTCAAGGAAGGCCGCGTCCTTAGTGAGAAAAACAGGAAGCTCGTCAAGCAGTGCGCCGACATGCTCCTTGAGCTTTACAATGCGACCGAGCCTCCCCAGCGGGAGGAGTTCGAGCTGGAGATAGAGGAGGGCAAGAAGGATATGGGGAAGGATGATAAGAAGCTGGAGATTGACAAGGAGACTCTTACGCTGAATATAGCGTCCATTATAAAAAACAAGATTGAGGAAATGGTGCAGAGCGCGATAAAGAAGGCAAGAGGGAAGGTGGAATAGATATATAAAGACGTAGAAGGACAAGGTATGTAATCGGGGCGAGATATAGTTCGATTAGATTATCTATATAACTCCAAGTGCCTAGCTGTCTGGCCGCACTCAGACGAACAGCATAGATAATCTAAGAAGTCGGTGCAATTCCGACTCGTTCCATTAGGGGGAATACTTCCCCCAAGAAACAAAATAACAGGGAAATAACTCTTTACCAAATTGGAGGCGTTAGGTAATGCAGAGTAGTTACTGGAGATCGACGGATCAGGTAGCGAAAACGTTATTAGAGACGCTAGAAAGTAGTAAGGGTTTGCTTCCGAGTAAATTAACGGAGGTGAACTACTAATGAAACTCACACAAGAACAGTTAGATCAATATGTAGCTGATAAGGTCAAGGAATTCGCTCCTGCTTTCGACATGGAAAAAGTCAAAGAGGCAATTGACGAGAAGGTTGCCGAGCTCAAGAAACCCGCTGGGAGTAAAGTGGTAACTGGAGACGACGGCGACGGCAAAGATCCCAAGGGCGGGTTCTACAACTTTGCGGAGTTTGCCCAGGCGGTCGCCAGGGCGGAAAAGAATCCGAGAAACGTCGACAAGAGGTTGGTGGCGCTTGAGGTAAAGGCTGCGGGAGACGGGTTGACTGAGTTGGTGGACAGCGAAGGGGGATTTCTAGTCCCTACTGAGTTCCGAGCCCAGTTGCTCAAACTGGCAGAGGAGAAGTCCAACCTTATGGCTCGCTGCATGGACGTTCCCATGTCGGTGGCTTCCATCCAGATACCTTACATCAAGGGGGTTGATAGGAGCGGCGGGTATATCCATGGGGCGATCAAGCTCTACTGGATAGCTGAGGAGGCGGCGAAAGACGAGTCGAAGCCTAAATTCGGGCAGGTCACTTTGAACCTGCACGAGCTGGTGGGCTTGGCTTATACCTCTAACCAGATATTGGAGGATTCGCCTATCAGCTTGCAGCCTCTCCTGACCGGTTGTTTCGGCGATGCTTTCGCCTGGACGATGGACAATGTTCTTTTGAACGGGACCGGCGCAGGCCAGCCAATGGGGATATTGAACGCTCCCTGCCTGGTTGGAATAACCAAAGAGACCGGACAGCCAGCCGATACGATAGTTTTTCAGAATATCGTGAAAATGGAGTCCCGCTTGCTTCCCGCATCTGAAAAGAACGCTATTTACTTGGCGAACAAGAACACGTTCCCTCAGCTGGCCACGATGAGCATAGCGGTTGGGACCGGCGGGGTGCCTGTCTATCTTCCCGCGAATGGAGCTGCGGGCAGACCTTTTCAAACTCTTATGGGGCGACCTCTGATCTTCACGGAGCATTGCCAGAAACTGGGCGACAAGGGGGACATCTATTTGGCCGATTTCTCCCAGTATTTGCTCGGCCAGAAGAAGGGAAGAGGGATCAAGGCTGATACGAGTATGCATCTCAAATTTGACTACGATCAGATGGCGTTTAGATTTACTTTTCGTGTTGACGGCCAACCCTGGCTTCCGAGTGCGGTTACGCCAAGATACGCCACCACCGACACCTTGAGTCCGTTTGTCACGTTGAATGCTCGTACATAGGAATAATGTCGTGGGGATATGGCTCCGGCTGTATCCCCGCATAGAAACCAAGCGAGGTGAGAATAAATGATATTAAGCGAGAGACTTAAGGTTGTAAATGGGCTCCCGCCCAAGGCGGACGCTTTTGTAGCGGCAGCGAATCTGACCGATATAGTCAGTCTGAAGAACTACAAGTATGCCACGTTTATCATCCTGACCGGAGTTACGGCGGCTAACGATTCAGTGCTTTCAGTAGTGGCGGGGAAAACGGTTGGTGGGACGGTAGATCAGACAGTTCCGTTTAAGTACAGGAAATGCATTGCAGGCGACACTTTCGAAGCTTTGACTGATGTGGCGGCAGGCAGCACGGTGGCTTTAACTATTTCTACGGCCAATCAAATGTTGATTATCGAGGTGGATGCAGATGCAGTCGAGGGGGCACATCCCGGTTACGATTGTATCGGGTTGAAAGTGGCCGATGGAAGTAATGTGGCGGCGCAGTTTGGAGCTATCGCTGTAGTTTTGAGCGGGGCACGATATGCGGATGACGCTTCTCCTTCGGCGATAATTGACTAAGGATAGATAGATGTATATCAGGTTGTTGCGGGATTGGCATAGCTACCGCAAGGGAAGCGTTTTGGAGCTCCCTGATACAGAGGCCCTCGACCTTATCGTTGAGCACAAGGCAATGAGGGCCAGGGAGGGCGACTATATGAGGAACCTCGGCTCTCCTCCGATGGATAAGATGGTACGGAAAGCCGATAGAGATAAATAACCTATTTTGGTTGGCTAAATGCCAACTGCCTAATTAGGTGAAATAGGAGGTGTTAAATAATGAGAACAAGATGCAAATACAACTGGCACGAATCGGGACGGCAGGTCTTCTACGACGGCGTGACTTTCGAGACCCTCAAGGCCATGTTCCCGGTCGTCTTCTACGATGACTTCATCGGGGCGGATGTAGTTTTTCTGGCATCGGGAGCGGCAGCAGAGGGTTGTGTGTGGACGAAGAAGATTGTGGGAGCTGCCCCCCCAACGGTAGCCAAAGTTGCCGATAGCGTCAACGGGCTAGTTCTGGGCTCCTTGACTTCTGATGACCAGAAGCAGGATGCCGCCCTTCACATGAACGATGAGCTAATGTTTAGTATTGCTCAGGGGGCGATATTCGAGGCAAGATTAGCTTTGACGACTCTTCCCACATTGCTTGGTGTCGCATCGTTTGGATTATGGGGAGCTTGGAAAGATGCTGGCAGTGACTATCGTGTAGGCTTTGAAGTCCCCGCTGGTGGGATTGTTACCTGCGAGTCGGACGACAATGCTACCGACCTAAGCGCTGCTTCAACTGTTACTCTGGTAGCTGGCGTGTATCATATCTTCAGGATAGACTGCACGAACCAAGCCGACATCAAGTTTTTCATCGATGGGGTGAGGGTTTGCGCAAGCACGACTTTTGCCAACGTTGCCAGTGCCGCTAATTCCAAATGCCAACCGCATTTGGGGTTATATAAGGCTTCTGGTGCGGGTCTTGGCGTGCTTTCGGTGGATTATGTGAAGGTTTGGCAGAATAGAGCATAAGAATTACAGGGCGGGTCTTATCGGGCCCGCCCGCTGAGGAGGTAAATTATGGCTGCAGGAACTGTTACAATAACCGAGGAGACTTACGGCACTATAAAGAAGATAAAGTTTGCCTGGACATCCGGCGACGGGGCGGAGGACGGAACGGCAAGCGGGCAGACCACTCATGCCTATTCGGGGAAAATCTTGGGTCTGGCTACCGATCCGGGCTCACCGGCTCCCACTGACAACTACACGGTCGAGATAATGGACGAGGATAGTATGGACGTGCTGATGGGGGCGGCGAAGGCGAACAGGGACACGGCGAACACGGAGTATATTTTGTCCACTTCCCTGGGTGCCGTTGCTAATGATAAATTAACTCTCAATATCTCAGGGGCAGGAACCAGTAAGAAGGGAATAGCTTATCTCTACATACGATAGGAGCTGATGAGAATGATCGGCAATGAGAATAAGGGATGCGCCTACGGCAAGGTGACCAGGGAGCGGGTGGACAACTTCATCAAGCTGTTCGAGGACTTCAAGGATAATGATTTCCACTCTTTGGCCAAAGACGTGGAAAAGCTGGGAAAAAGGCCAAGCTGGATCACGGCGGTTATCATGATTATTTTGTCTAATCTCGTGGTGGGGCTGACCTTGGCGCAGTTATTGAGGAGATAATGAATCCATTGATACCTGTAAGAGTAAATTTGCCCTGGTGGATCCCCCCGATGGAGTATTGGGGCAAGGAAGTGGACAAGCCCTATTGGCTTTTTGTCTGCAGGGTCCCCGGTGGCTTTTTTCGGACTATTCATGGCTTGAATTAAAAAAGAAATAAGGAGAAAAACATGACCAAACAGGGTTTATTGAACTTGCTGAAAGAGAAATTTACCAAAGTCCTAGCTGAGAAGCAAGTAGGAGAGCCAGAAGAGGGAATTACCCACTGGGCAGTTCCGGTATTTGATAAGGTAAGCGATATCCTCATAAGGCAGTGGGTCCACTTCTACACCGATGCCGAGGGCAATGCCTACTGGCAGGATAGAGAACCGAAGCCTACTCCAGGATCAGACCCCAGCGCTCAACTAAGACAGTACATCAATTCCAAGATAGCTGATGGTACGATAGAAGGGGCAAATATTGATTTAATAGATGCAATCAATGAGACGGCAATAGTGAGAGTTTGGATGGGCGACCCTCTGGAAGAAAAACGACTCTTTGTAGATAGGGATGATTCGGGTAAGCTTCGATATCGAGTTATAGCCTAAAGGGGGAACAGAATTGGCCTGGTTAAGTGGCTGGTCAAAACGGATAAAGATTACCATTGACTGCACCAACATAGACTCGGACAAGACTTGGTTCCCTGTTACCATCTTTTTAGGGGCATCTGTTGGTCAGACCCCTAACGATGTGACTGCTATCTTTGACGAAGTTGGGGCCAACAGGAAGAAAATAGCTGTCACTAAGGACGATGGAACAACCGAGCTTTATGTCGAAATTGAGCAATGGGATTCTGTGGCTGAGGAGGCAGTCCTCCATGTCAGCCTTGACGGCTGGGTCGTTACAAGTGCCGTCAACACTGAGATTTATATTTACTACGATAACACTCATGCAGATAATAATGCTCGTGTGGGCGACATTGGTGCGAGAACCGAGGTTTGGGACACCAACTTCAAAATGGTTCAGCACATGGTGGATACGACAACCTCGACGATTACGGATTCCACAAGCAGCAATAATGACGGCACTAAGGCAGCGGCTAATGAACCAATTGAGGCAGAGGCAAAGGTAGGGAGGGGACAGCAATTCGATGGCTCAAATGACCTTATCAATACCACCGATTTAGACCTTACTGGTGGTGCGACAGTTGAAGCTTGGGCCGAGTTAGATTCTACCCATAGCGATAATTACTGTAAACTGGTTTGCAAAGGTAGCCCAGAGGTTTATCAGCTATACTATTGGTCAGGCAACCCAGGCGGATACACATTTGACATCCGTATTGGAGCTGTCGTTCATCATGTTACTTCTGACATTACTGAAGAAGATATTGAGAAGCACTTTGCTGGAACTTATGACGGGGAAACCATGACAATGGTTGTGGACGGGGTTTCTCTAAACACCAACGCCACCCCGTCAGGAGATATAGATACGAACGATGATGTTCTTGTTATCGGAAACAGAAAAACAGATGCGAGACACTGGAAAGGGTTAATTGATGAAGTTCGCATTTCGGACATAGCTCGGAGTGTTTCTTGGCTGAAGGCGACTTACTACTCCACCAAGGATGACCTTTTGACTTTTGGCAGTGAAGAGCTGGCAGGCCAGCCCTTTGCTTTGAGGAGACGGGGCAGATACATACCGAGTTTAGGAGGTTATAGCTAAATGGCTTACGCAGGCGGCTTCCCCGCAAAGAAGAACGCAGAATTTTTGCTTGTGTTCCCGATCTTCGATGCAGATGGGGACTTGGTATCAAATGCGGCAGATTTGGACAGCGAGGTTTCCAAGGACGGCGGCAGTTTCATCGACTGCACGAATGAAGCGGCAGAGATAGGGACAAGCGGCATTTATAAATTGACTTTGACTGCTACTGAGATGAACGCCGATATTATAGCAGTAATAACTAAGACCTCGACAACGGGGGCAAAAACTACGTCCACCATAATTTATACTTCCGCCTACCAAATAGCGCAGATGCGGGGAACCGATGATGCTATTACCTCTTTGGCTGCAATCACAGATGACAAGGACAGCTATAAGGCGGACGTAAGCAACCTTGACGTTAAAGTCTCTTCGCGGTCAACTTTAGGAGTCGGAGCCATAACCTGGATTTACACCCTGACGGAGGAGAGCACCGGCAACCCCATACCGGACGCGGATGTCTGGGTTACATCCGATGAGGCTGGAAATAATGTTTTAGCGTCAGGGAAAACCGACGGATACGGAAAAGTCACGTTCCACTTGGACACAGGGACGGTCTATGTCTGGCGGCAAAAATCTGGCTGGGATTTCGACAATCCCGACACGGAGGTAGTTAGCTGATGGGTGGAGCAGGAACGGGGACCAAGGCGACAAGCCCTGCGGCTGTTACAACCATTATAAGTTTGCAGGAGGCACTGGACTTTTTGGACATAGGGAAAGGATATTTCGAAATCACGGCCGAGAACGATGTCCTCAATATGACTTCTGACCAGGGTGGCCCGGTGGATATCGACGTTGATGACGGGACCTATGATGGAAACGACCTTGCGGCAGAACTACAGGCCAAGATGAACGCTGACGACACTTTAACGGGGAAAGTAATCACGTTTACAGTAAGTTATAATGCCTCCACTTATAAGTTTACGATAGATGCGGGGACCGGGCACACGATTACCATTGACGTTGCCAAATCCGATGCAGGTTTAACCTTTGGATTCACCGAGGACCCGGCTGCCGCTCAGTCCATAATGAGCGACGAGGCAGCCGCAGGAGACCCAACCGAGATGGTCCAGACCATATTGGACGGGGTGGACAAGTGGGTCAAGGAATACTGCCAGCAGGATTTGGTGCAGACTAGCTACAGGGAATACTCCAACGGGGACGGGGGAACCCACCTGTTCCTGAGGCAGTTCCCCATCATCTCGGTGTCAAGGCTGTCGATAGGCAGGAACAACGCCATCAAGGTCAATAACTCGCTGACCGCGACCTATGCCACGGTGTCAGTCACCCCGACGGGCGTAGTCCTGAACAAGGACGGAACGGAGACACCCTTGTTGTTTGCGAGCTACGCCACGATAGCCCTCATGGTGGCTGCGATAGCCAACGAGGCCAACTGGCAGGCTTCGGTAGTGAACAGCAGATATGCTTCCTACGCCTCCACCGAGCTGATTGAGGCAATGGGTCTGGAGTGCCTTGGCGCCTCCTGGGCTTATCTGGAGATACCCGACGAGCCCGACAGTGCTTTCGAGGTCTTCCCCGACAGCGGGGTTATCCACAGACCGGGGGGGTTCCCCGGGGGGCACAGGAACATCAGGACTGACTACAAAGCGGGGTTTGCGACGCTGCCTGAGGACCTGAAGCTGGCGGTGAGCATGCTGGTCAAGATGATCTACGACAGGAGAGACCAGGAGGTCTTCGGGGTCGAGCAGTTCAGTTTGGGATATGTGCGTAGCATATTAACGAAAGAAATGCCTAATGAGGTTAAGGAAATTTTGTCACGATATAGGAAAATAGAGATATAAAATGGATAAAAAGAACGACCAAGTTTGTGTGCAGTGTGACTGCGGGGGCCATTATTTGACTGTTACTTATTTTGGCCCTTGGGAAAAAGAGCCTCCCGTAGCTTATTTGACAGTTAATAGGTCAAGAAGACGTTTATGGTTAAGGCTAAAGGAAGCTATATTACTGGTGCTGGATAGAGAGCGACTATGGGATGAGTACACTTTTGAGTATTTCGGTCAGATAGACAAATTGGACAAGATGGTCAAGAAGATAAAAAAGAACTTGAAGGAATGGGAAAAGATAAATGCTAGGCCCAAAGACTGAGCTAGTCCTGCAAAAACATACCCTAGTCTCCGATGGAATGGGTGGCTATACCGACACCTGGCAGGCCAAGCGCAAAATGAAGGGAGTCCTCTTGTCCCTTTCTGGAAGGGAGCGGTTTGTGACAGGTAAAACGGAGGTATTTAGGACTCACAAATTTGTGGTGGATTTTCCCATAGGAATTTCTGTAACAGAGAAGGATAAATTTGTTCTCGGAGCTAGGACTTTTGATATTCAGGTTGTGGCCGATCCCGCTGAAACTCACAGGCATCTTGAGATGGATTTGAAGGAAGTGAGCTAAATGGCTAAAGCTAAAGTAAAGTGGTACGGAGACAAACTTATTAAGGAAGTAGGGCTGAAATGCTTCCAGAATATGGAGAAGGCATGCCTCCTTGTCGAGGGGGATGCCAAGAGGATGTGCCCCGTAGATACTGGTCGGCTCAGGGCTAGTTTGTCACACGAGATGGAGAAAAAAGGAGACGAGGTTATAGGAAGGGTCGGAACGAATATTGAATATGGAGTTTATGTGGAATACGGCACCGAAAGGATGTCGGCGAAGCCCTATCTCAGGCCAGCGTTGGAAAACAATAAAGGAAAGATCAAGCAATTATTAGGCGGTAAATAATGGCACTAGATATAAATGCCTTCAAGCTCGGAATTTATACTGAATTGAATGTATCAGCCATCACAAACTTAGTGACAGGCATTTTTGACTTTAAGGCCCCGCAGGGCACCGCCTACCCCTACGTCTGCTACTGGATCGTCACCGACACCAGTGCCGACACCTTTAAGAACTGGATGGACGAGCTTCTTGTCCAGATTGACATCTTCAGCGATTCGGGCTCAGCGGCGGAGGTCGGAACGATAGTGAAGGCGGTGGCGGGGCTTATGGATGAGGCGACCCTTATCGTAACTCCCTACACCAACGTCTTCTGCCAGCGGGGGATGACCCGGACTCTTTACGAGGATGATAATAACGTCTGGCACAAGGTTATGGAGTACAGGGTCATAATGGACAGAGCAAAGTAACTTTCATTCTTTGACATATTTCAGTAAAACTCGGCCTGATCAGCCGGGAATTGAGCCCTCTAGCCGTGGCCACGGAGCGGTTGGAGGGCTTTTTTTATGGAGGTGAGAATGAAGTATTGTCCGCTGTGGAGCATAGTTTTCCAAACGACAGGCAAAAAGCCTTGTATGGGTAAGGAATGCGGCATGTACGGGTTATGTAATCCGTTTGATGAACAGGAAAAAGAAAAAGAGAAGAAAGAGGAAAAATTAAAAGTATTTGGAGGTGAACAATAATGGCAGAATTCAAGGGATATTCAGGAAACATAAAGTTCGCTGCGGGGGCTGGCGATCCGGTTGCCATAGGGAACGCCCACGTCTGGGGACTGACTCTTGCAGGGGACACGGTAGAGATAACCGATTTCTCCTCTGTTGGTTGGAAGGAGTTTCTCGGAACTCTCAAAAGCTGGTCTATAACCGGAGAGGCATACTGGGACGAGGCTGATACTCCTCAGGGTGCCCTTCGAGGAGCAATGGCAGGTGCAGGGAAAATCGAGCTGCTGACAGGTGATGGCACTAAAGCATACTTCGGTAGTGTAATCGTGACCTCCTGGGACGTGGGGGCAGCGGTTGACAGCGTGATAACCGCTTCCTTCGGAGCGCAGGGAACGGGCGCTTTGGACTACGATACGCCTACATAAATTATTTCAAACTAAAATCAGGAGGTGAAACAATATGGCCAAGCAAGGATACTTGGGCGCGTTTTACAGCAAAGTGTTCCCTCAAGTCATAGACAACTGCGACGAGAACTGGGATGCTGGCACTCACGGGACTCCCGAGCTGGATACAGGGGACAAGCAGGAAGGAAGCGGCTCGGTCAAGATAGTCGTGGCCGATGCGGTAGCCGAGGACATTTTGGCAACTAATGACTTCGATGCCATAGACCTTAAGAACCACAGAAGAGTACAGCTTTGGATGAAATCATCTGTGACTACTGCATTGGGCGACCTTACCTTTTTGTTAGATAAGGTGGGAGCTTGTGCAGGCACTCCGGAGGAAGAAATCCAGGTTCCGGCTCTTACGCTGAATGTCTGGACTAAGGTCACGCTTGTACTAGCTACACCGGCAAATCTTGGTGCGATCATATCGGTAGGTCTCAGATACAAGCTCAATCCTCAGGACTGCAACATCTGGATAGATGACATCAAGGCTATTAGCAGCCTGACTGTCACAGATGAAGCAGTGGGAACAGGAAACGGAACCACAAAAGAGTTCGATTTGGACAACGCCAATGTTGACCTCAATAGCCTAGTGGTAAAGGTAGACGCCGTAGTCGTAAAAGATTATGACGTCACGGTGAAGGGACACATCACGTTCGTGACCGCTCCTGGCGACACGCTTGCGATTACTGCGAGTTACACCTATTGGCAGATAGAGCAGAAGGGGGCCTTCCATAATTGGGCCTTCTCTCTCACCGGCGACACGGCCGAGAGGACAGACTTTACCACCACGGGATGGAAGAAGTTCGTGGGGATCCTGAAGGGCTGGACGGGTTCGGCCGAGAGGTTCTGGCTCAACAGCGAGTGGATGGCCGAGATGGGGACGCCCCTCATCGTCAAGTTCTACACGGATGAGAGTGGCACCCTGAGATACGAGGGATGGGCGCTTGTCACGGGGATCGACGTGGGCGCCGCGGTGGATACCCTGATCATGGAGCCCATCGGCTTCCAGGGACACGGAGTCCTCTCGTATGAGAGCACATAAAAATATAAAAAATGTCACAGGCAGGTTAGCTGTGGCATAGATTAAGGAGTGATAATATGACTGGATTACCGGATATGGCGGGGACAGCCCGCACAGTAGAAATAAAGGGCAAGGAGTACAAGGTCTCTCCCCTGACCATCGACGACCTGGCCGAGTTCGAGGTCATCGTCAGGAGTGTGAGAAACAAAGCCCTGCTCAGATCCCTCGAGGGGTCTGATCTGAAGGACAGCCTGCTCGCGGAGGCTATCGGAGCCGCGGCCGCAAGGCCAGTTTCCCTTAGCGACATCGACAAGAACATGGGCTCGATGATAGGGGTGAGGTTCCTCCTCTGGTGCGCCCTGAAGAAGAACCACCCCGAGCTGAAGCTGGAGGAGATGGGCCAGCTGATAGACCTCGACAACTTCGAGGAGGCGGCGGGGATAGTCGCAGAGCTGGGTGGAAAGGCAGCGAAAAAAGCAAAAAACGTGAAAAGGGGGCAGGGGAAGAAGTAAATTGGGACCGTGATTTCCCTCTCATAACCTACTTCTACAAGATCGCCCCCTGGGATATTCCAAGATTAACCCTCTTCCAGTGGCAGGATTATATGGAAAAACTCGGGGAGATTTACAAGTTCTTCCATGCAGAGACAAAACCTGGGACGGGGGCTGGCACGGGGCAAATAAGCACGGCTGAGAAAAAGAGGCTCATACGGATGGCTAAAGAAAAAA